CTCTATGCGCCTTGAGCTTCAGCGTCGAGGCTTCCACGTCATCCAGGGTAAAAACGACGTGATCCAAGGGATAAGGACCGTAAGCAAATTCATATCTGGAAAAAACATCGCGGTAAATCCCTCCTGTAAGCAGCTGATCGACGAGCTACAGACCTACGCTTGGGACCCTAAAGCAGCATCTCGAGGGGAAGATAAGCCTGTCAAAAAAGATGATCATTTATGTGACTCACTTCGCTATTTAGTATACACATTGTACCCAAAGAGTATTATAAGGGATCTAGACAATGATTACAACTATGATTCAGTAATGAAAAGGATAAACGGACCCTCAAGCAGCCTTAGCGAGCTGTTTGACCCGTCAAACGCATACATGTGACCACCTGGAGTTGTGTAAACTTTTCATTGGTGGTATAACATCGGGCAACTGAGCGGAGAAGGCTAAATATGGCGATTGCTGACGGATACGTTGAAGGTGGGGGACGTATCGTCAAGCAGATGATGAACGAGGTATACGAGCGTGATTATCCGATAAACGCGTCGTTTTGGCAGGAGGGATCGATCGACAAGCGCTTTAAGGCAGGCGATCAAAACCTCCTCTCCCTTCTATACGGTGACTCCGCTTTCTATTCCCGTCGTCGCTTCTTCTTCAACCTGATACGCCGCCACGTCAACATGATCGCGGGCTATCAGCGGCAGCACCGCAAATCAATGACGGCCGTACCGCTGGAACCCAAGGATCAACAGCTGTCCGACGATTGGACAGCTATGTCCATGTGGTCAGAGCGAAAGGAAGGATACCAAGAAGCAGCTAGCATGGCTTTCGAGTGCGCCTTAGATACTGGCATGTCCCTCATGCACCTCTACCAGGATTTCACGGAAGATCCCGTGTCGGGCGACCTATACACCGACTACGTAGCCTATAACAACTTCCTTATCGATCCTTGGTTTCGGCGGCAGGACCTCACCGATTGCGCGCACATATGGCGTCGTCGTTGGGTAACCAAGCAGCAAGCAAAGCAGCTCCTACCGGGGCGAGCCGATGAAATCGACAAAATGACCCCCGACGGGCTAAGAGATAATAAGTTCCCCATCCAAGCCGAAGCCCTACAGGGCTACGCTACCAACCTGTTCACCTATGACGAGTTCCATTGGCAGACCTCCAGGGATTGTACGATCATCGTCGATACCAAGACGGGCGAAACGACCGAGTGGGAAGCCAACCCCGACGACGCCGACGACGAGCTTGAAAAGACGCTAGCCCAACAGCCTTGGTTAGCGGTGAAGAAGACTCAGAAGCCTACCGTCAGCCTCGCTATCGTTATGGGTGGGCGCGTTATGTACGAGGGGGCTAACCTCTTAGGGATCGATAGCTATCCGTTTGCCCCCGTCCTTTGCTACTACGATCCTGACGTTACCTCCTACGCTTGGAGAAACCAAGGGGTGGTACGCAACCTTCGGGACGCTCAATACCTCTACAATCGGCGTAAGATTATTGAGCTTGATATCCTTGAGTCAGTAAAAACTTCAGGTTACAAGTACAAGGTCGGGGCCGTCACTGACGAGCGTTGCTTGCGCGACACGGGACAAGGAACATTCATCCCCATCACAGATGATCACGAGATGGGCGACGTAGAGGCTATCGTTCCCCCAGGAATTCCCCAATCGATGATCGAGCTTTCCCGCGGGCTAGCCGACGATATCACCAAGATTTCAGGGGTGAACGAAGAGCTTTTAGGGGCCGCCGACGACGACAAAGCGGGTATACTCTCGATGCTCCGGCAGGCGGCAGGGCTTACAACGCTTCAGATCCCTTTCGATAAGTTCGACTACTCACAGAAGCTTTTTCAACGTATCCGCATGGAAGCGATTCGCAAGAACTGGTCAAACGGCAAGATGGCGCGGATCTTAGGACGGCAGCCAGATTCTAAAATCAGACTCCTAAACACCATGCGCTTTGATATCGCCGTTGAGGAGGGTCTATACTCGACCACTCAACGGCAGATGGAATTTAGGCAGCTGCTCCACCTAAAGGAAATCGGCGTCCCTATCAGCAACGCAAGCTTAGTCCGCGCCGCACAGCTCCAGAACAAGCAAGACCTTATCAAAGATATCGAGCAGGAGCAGAAAGCCGCGGAGCAGCAGCAGCAGGCAGAGCAAGAAGCCCAACAGCAGCAAGCTAACAATCAACGGATGATCGACTTTGCAAAGGCCCAAGTAGATATGGCTAAGGTCGGAGAGCTTCAGGCGACGACGACAGAGAAGACGGTTCGACTCGAAGAAATCCACACACAAGCCCAGCAGAACAAAGCACAAGCAGACCTTGCCCTCGTTAAGTCGCTGATTGAGCTTGAAGATATGAACCTCGCCCAAGTAAAAGAATCGTTACAAATGGCAGAGATGATTAAGGCCCAGAGGGCGCAGATTATTCCCCTACAACAAGAGGTTTTACAGTGAAATACGAAGACAAGCCCAAGAATGGCAACATCGGCCAGGTGAAAGAGTACTCCGAAGAGGTATTACAGCCCGTCGCATGCGGTGGCCGTAAATACTCAGAAAATAACGCTATGGCACTCAAGCAGGACGCCGACGCCCTCGCTAAGATGCTGAAAAGCCAAAACCCAAGATAGCTATGAAGACAGCAGGGGAACTGTCTGCCGAAGCTGGCCGGGACACCACGCGTTACGACGCTATGGAGGTCGGAGAGGCCATGGTTCAAGATATCGAGGGCCAAGTTTGGGAGTGTGTCGGGCGTCATAAAGATCAGTTCGACAGCTCCCAGTTTTGCGTTACCATGCTCTTAGCGAAAGAGCCGCTAATCAAGAACCTGATACGTAGGAAGTTCTACGCCTTCCCGTTCTTGCCTAAGCCCAGGCCCAACCAAACCGTTTGGCTATACGATAAGCGGAAAGAGACGCTTGAAATGTTGTGGTGCTTGCCAGAAAGCGACACCATGGCCGGGCTCGCCTCCCTTGTCGTCGTCGATAAGGTGTTTAAAAATATGAAACGGTGGTCCGATAGCTTCTTTAGGGAAACTTTCTTTGAAGACGTCCGCAAGGAACACAATATTAAGCTCCTCAGCGAAAAGGAACACCTAAAGCGAATAGCTGAAGAAGACCCGAAGCCTCTCACCCAGGACCTTAGCCCGCTGCCGTCCAATCCCCTTGATACCCTCAAGAGGGACGCCCAGGAGCTGCATAACGCGTAGGTATCCCTCCCTCTCAAGGATCGATAGGGTCGCCTTATCAAGGCATAGGGTGGCCATAGGCACGTTTCCTTGCTCGACACTGAGCGCGGTTCGGTAGCTCGACAGCTCCGTTTCAAGAGAGCTTTTAGTAACTGGTATTAATTCATTCATTGGGGACCAATTGGAAAACGATAGTAAAGAACCCGAGACTACCACAGCGGTAGAAGAGCAACAACCTAACGCTGTCACCGAGGCCACGCAAGAAGAGCCGACGGAAGCCGCCACCCCTACAGAAGAAAGCCCCGAACAGATCAACTGGCGCAAGTTTCGCGAGGAACGCGAGATCGATAGGAAGGCCAAGGAAGACGCGGAGAAGCGAGCACAAGACAGAGAGCTAGAAGTTAAGCTACTCACCGAAGCAATCACCAAGACAGCCCAGCAGTCGCCGCAAACGCTTTCACAGACCGAGACGGCAAAGATCATTGCCGACCTCTCCGACAGCGACGTACCCCTAGGCGGCGAGGTCAAGAAGTTCGTAAGCGACAACGTTCCCCAGATGGTCGAGGAGATCATTAGGAAGCGCGACGCGCAAGCACACCAAGAGAAAGCCCAGTTAGAACAAAAGGAAATGCCCGCCAGGCTACGACGGGAGCACGACGCCTTTGACGGGACAGTATCAAAAGAAAACCTTGACTACCTAGATTATCACTTCCCCGAAGTATCTGAAACGCTGGCGGGTATGCCTGAATCCTATGATAAGTGGAGCCGAGTTTACAAGATGATCAAACGCCTAGTCCCTAACTCAGACCCTAAAGACGTTAGCCGCATGAAGCACAACGCCACCCAGCCACAATCGATGGGAGCGCAGCCAGCACCCAGGGCCGAAGGGACCGGCGGCAGCGTAGCGCCCCAAATCTCAGAGGCTGAGAAGAAGGCAACGTATGAAAGGCTGGTAGCCCTAGCCAGGACGCGCGGGTAGCCGTTCCGCGACAGTTGCCTAAATAATTCAGGAATATGGTAGTTTGAAGGCGGTTGTATCAAGCCCCGCCAGCTTATCGCTGTATTCGGCCTCGCAAGCCTTCGTTAAAAGTAAGAATCTTTAACCGATAACTTGTGAGGCTAATTTGGCTTCCATCACGACACCGGGAAACTTTCAACCCGAGCTGCCGCTACAGGCCGCCCAAGAGTTGCTAAGTACTCCTAGGTTTAACCTCATCCATAGTTTCCCGGCAGAACTTTTCTATGCCGAGCCAAACATGGGCGATACAACGCGCATGAGCCGCCTAGAGCGACTCAGCACCGACGGTGGATATCTCGACGGCTCCGGCCTCGACCCCGCCCCAGACGTCCCAATTCGCACTGATATCGACGCGCGTACAGAGATTTACGCCAAGTCGATTGTAGTGAATGAACAATGCGACCTCTACAATTCCATGAACGTCCAGGCCAAGTACAAAATCCTTTTGGGTCAGTGGCTTCGCGAGAAAGAAGACCTCCTAATGCGGGATCTGTTAAGCGACAACGTGGCTTACCAGAACGCTACCGGCGGTGTCTCCTCAGACAACCCCACGGAGATTAGCCGAGCCGACGTCAACAACATTGAGTCATTGCTGCTTAACGGCGACGCTATGACAATGATGGAGATGATTTCAGGTGAAGATCGCTTTGGAACAGCCCCCGTTCGAGACGCATTTGTGGGGCTATGTTCCACTCAAATCACTAACGACCTCCAAAACATGGCGGGTTGGAAGAACAAAGCCGACTACGGAAGCCAGGAAGGGCTTAAGAAAGAGGAATACGGTTCAGTAGGCCGCTTCCGCTTCTTTGTCTCCTCTAAGGGTGCATCGGTTGAGAACGCTTCCGCTGACGGCGCTGATATGTACCGCGTCACCATGTGCGGCATGGAAGGCTACGCCAAGCTAGAGCAAAACGGCTACGGCATGAAACTGGGAATTATTCCAAATTTTGCTATGTCAAACGTTGCTCAGAACTACGGCATGTTCGCCAAGTTCGCGCTAGCTCGGGCGATCACCAATATGAACTGGGTCAGTGGCCTTAACGTAACCAAGCGGCTATAAGGAGCAAAACCCATGTCTAACCTCACTATGATTCAACAAGGCGTTTTTACCGCAGATGGAGCGTCGAAGCGTATCGACCTCCCCGGTGGTGCTAACTACTTCAAAATCCTAAACCAAACCGAAGCGGCAGCCACTAACGATGTGGCTTTCCAATTCGAATGGTGGGACAACCTCGCCGACGATGAAGCCTACGCGGTGAACAAAACCGGCGGCGGTAACGGCCTTCAAGCCGATATGATTACCACCGACGGCCTCACCTACCGCGCGTCTTACCCTTCGCCAGAAGCTCAGAAGGTGGGCGCGGGAATCACAAAGGCAGATCCTGCCGTTTGTACGTCCACTTCCCACGGGTATAAGGTCGGCAACCGTGTAAGGATCTACAACAATGCTGTTATGTCACAGATTGCTGGTATGTCTTTCACGATCACGGCAGCGGACACAAACACGTTCACGCTAGGGTATCTCGACTCAAGCGCATTCTCGAACGTCGAAACTTCTTTCAACTGCCGCCGCCTCGCGCCAGAGCTAGAAGTTTTACCCGGTGCCCGCTTCGTTACGGCTATCTCTGCAGCGGCTCAAGCCGTGGTAGAAGTATCCGAAGCCCACGAGTACAAGGTCGGCGACGTCCTTTACTTCCGGCTTCCAGCTGTATTCGGGATGGTGGAGATCGACGGCCTCCAGGCTAAGGTTACAGCGGTTACAGCTGGTGGCTTTACCTTGGACCTCGATACCTCGGCGTTCACGGCCTACGCCTTCCCTAACGAGCCTGCGGTAGCGTTCGATTACGCTATCGTTGGTCCCGCTGGCAAGCGCGGCCTTTATGACGACTGGTTTTCTGCTAGTCGCTCATTGCTAGACCTCGATCCCTTCCGTCAAGGGCTACAGGTTCCTTACATGTTCCTACCGGGTGGCTCAGGCAACCCAGCAGGCGCAGCGAGCGACGTTATCGTATGGCAGGCATACCGCCAAAGTAACTAATCATCGCCATGGTATGGGGGAGGGTTTCGGCCTTTCCCCATACTTTCATACACAAGGGGAAAGAATGCAGAAGATGAAACGAGAAGACGGCACATACCACGGGCTAGTAATGACGCTTCCCAACAATGTGCAGCACGACACGCGCAAGCTCACCGACGCCAAGCGCAAAGACATAGACGCCCAACGCAAAGCCGACGCAGAACCCGTAAAAGTCACCTACTACAACCTACGCGTTGGAGAGAATGGCCGCTGGGAAGGGGCATATTTCGAGATCCCAGGAAATCCGATTCAAAAGTGGTGCCTAATTAACGGTGAAACTTACGAGATCCCAAGGGGATTGGTGCGTAAGATCAACGATATGGGAACCCCCAAGCGGTCGGGCGTCCTCGGTTCTAATGGCCAGCCTACAGAGAAAGACGGCCCTATTGAACAAACCCATAGGCTAGTACCAGCAGGAAGTTTCTGATTATGGTATCTCCGCTAAGCTCCACAGTCGCAAGTATCCGTACCAAGGTGCGGCGCCTCACTGGGGAGCATAGCGCCCTACAGCTTCCCGACTCCGTAATTGACGAGCACCTGCAAGCGGCATACACCCAGGATATGCCCGCCGACATCAAGAGCAATCTATTCCGCGAGGTGGTCGAGGTCTACGCGGTGCCTAACGTCGACCGCTACGCCCTTTCGGGCACCTTATCCGACAACCAAAGCGCAAACGTCTTTGAAGGGCTCGGGGAGCCTTGCTATGTGGAGGGGCGTACCGTCCCTCTATTCAGAGATCGAGGGCAGTTCTATGCCACCTACCCCAAGACAACATCGCTAAGCACCGCCCTCGCGGGTGACGGGGTCACGGTGGCTTTCTCGCTAACCCTCTCTTTCCCTGTCCTACAGAACGAGATCACGATAGGAACCATCGAGGGTGGCACACCGATCAACTACTACGACGACGGCGACCCGCTAGGCACCGGGACCGGGACCATCTACCAAACGGGGACGACCGCAACATCTAGGGGGACCATCGTATACGCTACGGGGGTACTCACCTTCAATCCTATAGCCGCCCCAGACGCAAGCACACAGATAAGCGTGTGGTACTACCCCTATTCGGCATCCAGGCCCGCGTCGCTTTTGTGGTGGCGCAATGAACTGATTGTGAGACCTGTCCCCGATAGAGTCTACAAGATCGAAGTCGAAGCGTATCGCTACCCCAGCCAGTTCACCGCCGACAACGAAACGCCGGAGCTAAAACAGTGGTGGCAGTATTTGGCATTTTTAACTTCCATGAAAATACTTCAGGAAAGGCAAGATATGGAAGGGATGCAAAACATCGACCCTTCCCTACGTCGGCAAGAGGTGTTGATCCGTAACCGCATCGCCAACGCCCAAATCGGGCAGCGGAACGTCACTATTTACGAGGGAGCCGACACGTCGCCGGTGCCATTCTTTCAGGGATGGTTTTAGTGGCGGGCTATAAACCCACAAAGATCGCAGGATTTTCGACGGGTTTGGTGGAAGGCCGCGAGGCTTTCATACTGGTTGAGGACGCCTTACCAGTACTTGAAAACGCCTATACGTGGCGAGAGAGGATACGCAAGAAGCTAGGAAAGCGGCTTGTGGGGAGGCTCCGGCGCGTACTAACCGCCCAGGCCCTGACAAACACCGCAGCGGCCAGCACCTACACCAACGCCGATATCTTCACGACCCTTTCGCTTAGGGCTACAGAGGCCAACGCGCAATTCAATTGCGGTACCCTAGTCGTCACCCTCGACGATGGAGGCCCGAACGTCACGGTAATCACCGACCAAGGCGACGGCACCCTTGATCCTGACGTTGGCAACCTTCTAGGCGTCACGGTGGCTACTATCAACTACTCTACGGGTGCCCTTAGCGTCACGTTTGCAGCCCCTATCGCCGGGGGGCTTACGGTCACGGCAGCTTTTAGCTACTTCCCTGGGCTTCCCGTGATGGGCATCCGTCAGCGTGAGCTTGCCAACCTCAGCGCCGAAGATACCGTATGTTTTGATACGAAATATGCCTACGTCCTGGGGGGCGGTGCGTGGATGGAGTTCATCGCCGGAACCACTTGGACGGGATCGGATAGTCAATTTTTCGACAGCACAAACTACTGGGTAGATAGTGCTAACGCGCGGCTCTTTTGGGTGACCAACTTCAACAAGCTCGGCGCAGATCCTATGCGCTATACGAACGGCACCACCTGGACGTCCTTTGCTCCTCTAATCACCGCCACCGACTCCCTATACCAGGCTCGCGGCTTAGTGCCCTTTAGGGGTCGCCTCCTAGCCTTCGACACCTACGAGGGCAGCACTGGGCTAGTTAACGCCACACAGTACCCTCAGCGCATTAGGTGGTCACAGATCGGCACCCCCATTGCCGCCGACTCATGGCGCACCGACCAGAGGGGTAAGGGTGGTTTCCTCGACATCCCCACTAGCCAGGAGATCCTCGCGTGGGAGTTCGTACGCGATAACCTCATCGTTGTATGCGAGCGCTCTACCTGGCAACTTAGGTATACGGGGCGATCCGTGCAGCCCTTCCAGGTCGAGAAAGTCAATACGGAGCTAGGGACCCGGTCACAATTTAGCATTATCCCCTTCGATAGAGATGTTCTGTATCTAGGAGATCGCAGGATCACAAAATGCGACAGCTTTGCCGCCGAGCCAGTAGATATCAAAATTCCCGATTTTGCTATCGAGGTGGAGAACGGCAACGCAGGACGATCTAGGGTTCAAGGGATTCGCGACATCCCCAACCGCCTCGCTTACTGGACGGTTCCATATTCCGACCACGGAGAATATCAAGCGACCTACCCACAAAAACGGCTCGTCTACAACTATGAAAATGACTCGTGGGCCACCTTCACCGACAGCATTACCGCACTGGGGCTGCGTTGGCTTGGCGTAGACATCACGTGGGACGACGTCGCCGACCTTACATGGGAGCAGTATCAAGAGACCTGGACAGCATTACAGGCCGACGAGCCTGTTATCAGCGGCGGGAATCAGCAGGGATACATTCATGACCTCGACCAGCTTACCACCGACGAGGTAAGCCTATTCCTCCAAGACGTCACAGGAAGGACGCCAGACGCTACGCGGCTAACGGTCCCATCTCACAACCTACGCGATGGCATGATCGTCGATGTTTCCAACATCCCAGCAGGCACCCCTTTCGCTACGGCTCTGAATGGTAACACTTATAGCGTGGTCGCTATCGACGCCGACAACGTGGACCTATACATCTATAACGCCGAGTCGGAAGCCTTCAGCGAGCCGCAGGTGGACGCTGACGGAGATTATGTAGGGTGCGGAGAGCTGGCGGTCGTTGATAACTTCAGGGTGGTCACCAAGAAATTTAGCCACCTAGACGAAGGTAAGCAAATTCAGGTCGGTTATATCGACGTGCTGACAACGGCATCTGAAGAGGGGACGATAAGCGCCCGTTTCTTTGTCGACTATGACAGTATCGCGGCGAACATCGGCGGCGATACCTTCTACAACACGCAGTTTCAAACCTACCCCACGGCACTTGACATCCCAGGGGCTTCGCGGTATTGGCGTCGGGTGTTTGCGACGACTGTAGGAAACTTTGTGCAGGTCGAATTTACCTTTAGCGCTGCCGAGATGGCTACCAACGCCGCGAAAGAACCCGTAGAAATCCATGGGCTTGTTCTATGGGAACGCCCTGCAGGGCCATTAACTTTTTAGGTACAACATGGTTTTCAAAAACAACATACCCCAGGGCACCGATAGGCTAATCACGAGCCAAGGCGACCTATTAGCTAACAATAGCCAGCTAGATACCTCATTTGGTGTGGACCACGTCACCTACACCGACGCCACCGCCGACAACGGCAAGCATGACAAGGTGACAAGCGTCGACCAGGCGGGCCACGTCACGACCACCACTGAGCCTATCATTTATGGGACGGATCTCGCGGGCACCAATACGGGGGTTCTCCATTTCTCTCGCGGTCCTTCGGATTCCGTCCCTACTCCTTTAACAGCCTTGCACGGAAATATCGCCTCTCTAGCTAGCAGCAGCTCAACACTATTCGACTTTACGGGCATGGCTGACAATACCCTAGTAAAGGCGTGGGTTGTTACCCCTTCCAATTCTCTTTGGTGCGAGGCGTTTGTTGGCTGGCATACGGGGGCGTTAATAGGTATTAGCAGCCTGCGCCTCGCAAGCGAATCGTTTAGGCTTAAGGTAATCGGGACAAGCCTCGTTATCACCACAACCGCCTTCACGGCAACAAATATTTTCTGGACTCTTCACTTCCTCAGGACCCA